TCCTGTAAGTCTTATTCTTTCTGCATTTCTTTGTTCTTGTTGTGTTCTTGGATCTACAATAGTACCACTAGCTGGATTTATAGTACCTCTACCACCAAGTACACTTGGACCTAATGGTTCAGTAGCAACTACAGGAGAACGTGATACACCTTGATCAAATGCTTCCGCTGTTTGTTGCGCTGTATCAAATGTAGGTCCACTAAATGCGCTTTGTTGTTGAGGAACTGACTCTGGTAATTGTTGATCTGTAACATTTGTTTCTTTTTTTACAGTAGATCCAAAACCTTGTTTAGGTTGAAATATACTAGATATAGCGTTTCTACCTGCAGTTAAAAAATCTCCAATGTCTTTTTGTTTAAATGGATTATTGGAATATTGTTCTAGCAAAGTTTGTTCTGGTGGTACAGAACCTATACCAGAAAGATTTTTCATACCTTCAGGATAACCTAATGCATAAGGTGTTTTAACTGCAAATTTATCATCTATGCTTGTTTGTGCTAATGGTGGTGCAGCTACAGGTTCAACAGCAGGTGCAGGTTCTCCGCTACCAAATTGAGCAGGATCATAAGTAGAAGGTCTTTGACCTACACTGTTTGTATCTGTAACTATATTTGGATCACCTGTTTGTGTAGATTTGTACCCCATAGAAACAGAAGCTGAAGACGTAGTGCCTCGTTTATCATCTCCTAGTTTAAGTAGACCTGAAACTATTTGTTCCACTTCTGAGGCTGTTTTACCCGCTGCGTCAATAGGTGGTAGTTTAGGTAGTATAAGCAATCCATCTCTAAGTACTTTAAAATTATCATTTAGATCTATGCCACCACTTAAATTTATGTTTACAACATCACCGGGTGCGAGTTGTGTAGATTTAGTTGTAGGTGCAAATGGTTCCATTTTTAACATTCTATTTGTTTCATCTATCTGATCTTGAGAACGTAAGAATGGTTCTGCTGTTTCTTTTTTTCTAGTTTCTAACTGTTCTTTTGTAGCAGGTCCACCTACAGCATTACCTCTACCTAAAGTTTTATTTTCTTTATCTTTAAGAAAGGCATCCACGGCATCATCAAACTCAGTATTTCCAAGATTGTTTTGACTAAGTACAACTGCAGCCTCTGCAGCTTTTTTTGTTTGATCAGGAGAAAATCCTAACTTAACAAGTACTCCATCTACCCATTTTGTAAATGCACCTGCATCAGAGGAGTCTTGCATAATATTAGATTTATAAAATTCTTCAAGTAAAGTATTTAACTTAGCTTGTTCTGCAGGATTAGATTCACTTGCTATTAAATTTTTTAAACGAGCTTCATTTGAAAGTGCTGTACCTCGCATAGAGGCATAGGCTAATGCACCACCAAAAGGAACCAACGAAGTAACACCTAAAGCTACCGCACGTTGTATTTTATATCCTTTAGTATTTTCATACTCTATTCTTTTAAGAAATTCTTCATCTGACATACCAGCATAATTAATACCTGTAGGCTCTTGGTTATTAGCATTAACGTTTCTACCTTTACCAAACTTTTCATTGTTATTATTATTAACAGTGTTTACTACTTCTGTAGCTTCTGTTGCTTCTCCACCTTCTTCTGGTGGAACATATAAAGTATATCCGGGCTGAACAGGTACAATAGGAATACCATTAATAAATGTAATAATCATAGATTCGCCATCTGCGTTTCTATACTCTTGTGCCGTTACTTCTACACTACTCAAGTAAGCATCATAATCAGCTACATCATCAGGATTAAATGTAGGTACAGGTGCTGTAGGTAATGTTACTTGACCACCTTCTTGAAAGTTTTGCACAGGTACAAATCCACCATCTGCAAACTCCATAGGTTCACCTTTACCACCTACTACTATTAAATCAGCCATACCAAATGGCATATCATCATCCATAGTTGCTTCGTCAGAATTACCCATCTGACCCATAGCTTCCATTTTCTTTAAACCCATTTTAGCATCTTGACGTATTTGCATGAGTTTGTCAAGCCCTACAAAACGAACTACATCTTCAGGAAATATAAACTCACCTTCACTTACGTTGGCAGGTATGTCATCACGTACACCTTCTTTAGTGCCGCCTACAGGTACTTCGTTACCAGAAACTTCATCTACCATACCACCTTCATCTTTAAGGCCACCTTCACCGAATAGTTCCATTTGATTGTTCATTGGTATTGCTCCACCTTGTGCCATATCTGTTTGTTTTCTTGTACTTGATCTGCTTATAGCGTATTCTATAGCATCTTCCATATACCTAAACTCTGGGAGTTTTTCACCTGTAAGGTAATCTACAGGTCCATTTTCTTTGACATAGGTTCTTATTTGGTCTTCTGTATATTGGCTACCATTTTCTGCTACAGTTGGCATAGTATAAAATTTACCATCTATTTCAAATGTTGTAGAACGTTCAGAGTAGTCTTCTCCTGTTTCTGGATCATTCCAAATAGTTCTACCAGTAACTGTTTTATTACCTGTATCTATAGGTTTGTTATCAGCCATTCTTTAGAACTTCTTCCCTAAGTAAAAGTAATCTACGCAAAGTGTGTATAGAACCCTGCGCCCGAAAAACTACAGTACTATCATCTGCCTGTTCTATAGTTTTGTGTTGTTGTTTAATTAAATCTTCTATATAGTTATTGAACTGGTCCCACTCCTGCTGGTTGACCACCAGCGGCTTGAGGTTGTTGAGTAGCTTGTTGTTGTTGCGCATTTCCTGTAAATCCTTCCTGTCCCGGTGCAGGTACTCCACCTGTTCCTATAGTAGCTCCACCAGATCCTGATGGGTCTACCTGTGGTTGTCCTTGTTCGGGGGTAGGTTCTTCTTGTTGGAAACCTTTCATTATCTCTGCCTGTATTGCAGCTTCATCCATGTTGTTAGTAACTTTGTCTGGATCAAGTTCAAGAGACTTTGCAATCTCACGAATAATATATGGAAATTTAGTAAACGGTGCAAGTGCTGGGCTTGAAGCAATTTGCATAAATTGTGTAAGGCGTTGGCTACGTACTTCATTAGCCATAAGACTTTCAGTACCACGTGCTTTAACTTCTAAGTCACCTTTAATATCAGGATCAAAATCAAACTGCATATTAAATCGAAATAGACCCTCCCCTAAAGGCCGTAGTAAGTAATCGTCAATGTTCTTGACAACAGACTTAATACTACCCTGTGCCGCACCCATAAGCATTGAGATACCTGATGCTGTACGCCCTACTCCTGTAACACCTGTTTGTCCATGTGCAAAGCTAGGAAAGCCAGTGCTTTCGTCTGCAAGTACACGTGCCTTGTCAAACAGTTGTAAGTTCTCTCCTGATACATTTGGAAACTTTGTACCAAAGATAGCCTGACCCGGTGCGCCACCTTGACGCCTAAACACTTTGCCGGGATATACAGATAGATCCTGCCCCGGCACTAAGTTAGTCTCATCAACCTCGATCAATAAATTACCTGATAGTACGGCATTGTCTACTGCCATACGCATAAAACCATTCATTAAAGTCTGAGTGTCATCCATGTTTTCAGCTATACCTACACCAAAGAAGGAGTAAGGGTTTAACTCATAGGGTGCTGCATGATACGGAATACGTGCAGGTTTAAACGGATTAATTACCATACGAAGTAACTTATTGTTACAAATCCACACATTAGCCTGTAATTCATCTACATCGCTAAGTTCAGATGGTATATCTACACCCTGTTCCTCAAGCATAGATACATCTACTGTACCCCAATACTCTAGTACTTCATATCTTTCTACACCATGTTCAGTTGCATAATCAGAAAGATCATCTTCCCAAGACTCTTTAGTATAGTTTTCACCTAGTTCAATTGCTTCATCAATTACTGAGTTACGAAAGAATGGACGTTGTTTAAGTTGTCTAAGCTGTGATCTTGACATCTTGTGACGTTCAATTACATACTGTGCCTCATCCATATTGTTTGCGTCAGGGTCAGGATAAAAGTTCCACACAGATACATGCGATACCTGTGGCACTGTTTTAATTATAGGATTATAGTTACCGTCTTCATCCCACTGTGGATACTCTTTGTCTACGGCAAATGGTCCCTTCATTACACCTGTACCAAACAGAGCCATTTCAAATGCAGTATTGCGAAGGTGCTTACTTGCATTAGACTCTTCTAGTTGGTCTTGTATTTTCTTTTGCATTTTCTTTGCGGCTACCATTGCAGGACTAAATGTAACTGCAGTAGGTGTAAGACCTACACCTTCTTTTAAACCATCAATGTCTTGTAGCTTTTCTGAAAGTGGACCTAACATTTCACCAAGAGTTTTGGCTGTTGCACCTTTAGGTAACTCTTTACCGTCACCCTTATAACCATAAGGACTTACTTCTTTGTCTACATCAGATGTTTTAATCTGATCGGGTTCTTTAGGATCAAAGTGTACATCTGCAACTACACCTTCTGGTAATTCAGTAGGGTCAACTGTAAGAGGAAACTTATTATTTGCAAACATTACGGACTCTAGCTGTTGATACGCCGCAAGAGTTTTTGTTTTAGTTACTTTAATAAATACCCTAGATTTTTCTACTTCTGTAAACTGTACGTCTGGTCCGTATATACCACGATAGTTTCTGTAGGCATCTAACCAACGAGTCTCATCTTGCTGGCGATAGTCTTCCGCACGTTTATATCTACCTTGAATATAAGGAATAATGTTATTAGTATTATAATCGTCTACAGTAGACTCATCTGTATCTTCTAGTACAATAGACTCGTCTTCAATAAATGTGTTATCTTCTTCCATCTAGGTTTCCTTAATATCCGAATTTAGAATCTGCTACTGGCATACTGTTTGTAGGAGTGCCACGAACATCATAATCCCATATACTAAATCTTGGTCTTGACATGATACCATACCTTAGAGCATCATACAAGTGGTCTTCTGCGTGTGTATCTACATCTTCTGGATTCTTTTTGTCCAGAGGTATTGCAGGTAACTGTGATATTGTTTCTCTACAAGTATCAAAGAATACGAGTCTTGGTTCCTCTGTAAAATCATCTACCTGTAAACGTCTGTGTATTTCATTCTTTCCTGCTACACGTGAGCCTTTGCTTCTGTCTGAGGGACGCCAACGACATCCTCTCATTATCATTTGTTCTGCCAAAGAAGGACCAGTATCACCACGTTTATGCCACAAAGAGCTATCAAGAACCCCGTAACGAATATTTCCATCGCCAGCTTCTTCCTCTAGTACCATGTCGGCTAAGTCAACCGCAAGAACTTTAGATACATATAACTCTCTGTATACTATCAACTGTTCGTCAGGGCTAACCGCAAACCAAAGAACACCTGTATAACTTCCATACCCATAGTCACAGGCTCTAAACTTTACCCAGTTACTAGGAATATCAAACGGTTCAACTACATGTATACTTCTGTTAAACTCTGTAAAGGCTGCACCTTCTTTAATATCCCAATCACCATCTAGTAACTGTCTTCTTTGTTGTTCTGGTAACGATAGAAGCATTGCTTCGTAGTCACCTTGTTGTGCTAAGTAAGGATTATCCTTTAATCTTGCAGGTATAAACCTACGTTTAAATAAAGGTCTTCCTGCCTTTTCATGTCCTGCAGGATACTTTAACTGCTCTCCTGTTTCAATGTCTGTAGCTATATATGATTTACCTGCAGGTGCAGGATCAATAAACATTTTCTTTACCCAGTGATGTCCTCTGCCACCGGGGTTAGTAGTTGCCCTCATAGAAAGAGGAAGGGTAGGGTCTGCAGATCTTAAACGACTGCGCATATAAGACCAAGCAAAAGGTGTAGCCCATTGTGTAAGTTCGTCAAAGCCAATCCAACTAAACGCTAGACCTTGGTATCTTGTAACGTCTTGGTCTTTATCTAAGTAACTTAACCACAGTTTAGCACCAGAGGGTGCAGTCCACTGCATTTTACGTTCTGACCATTTAATTCCGGGCCAAATCTTTGGATACATTTCCTGTGATTTAGTAATAAGTTCTCTTAGTTCTTCTGTAGTATGTCTTAGTAGTAAGCCTGAAAATGCAGGGTTGCCCATGTAGCGTAATGGATCTGCAAGCATTGCGTAGCTCTTGCCCCCACCTGCACTTCCGCCATATAATACTTCACGTTCACTTGCAGCAAGAAAGTCTGTCTGTGGCCCAACGTTAGGTTTAAAGATTACATTATATTCTTCTTCAACCTTATCGGTAAACTTTTCTAGTATTACTGCTGCACTAGGCTGCTCTTTCTTGACCTTTGTTACTTGTTTCTTCTTTTGCACCGACTCTTTTGGCTTCGATTTCTTCCGCTTTGGCGATTGCCTTTTTTGCATAGTCTGCCCATCTGCGTAGGCTTCCAGCTTTGTTCTTTCTTTGTCGCTCATTATCCAACCGTTTCTTTAATCCTACGTGAGAAAGTGACCTACCTGTATTTCTGGTAAGCCAGTTTGCTACTTCCCGATACGAATACTGCTTTACGTATTTCTTTGCTTTCTCTAGCATATCAAGTTCGTAGTCTATTGGCAAGAGTATTCTGTTATCTTCTGGATCTATTTCATATCCAAATGGAATTGTTCTTGCTACACGTGGAATTGAAACCCATTCATTATTTTCTTTTAGGTCTGTCGGTTGGGGTAGTTTCCATTTACCTACTGGTTTAGTCATTGTATTCCTTTATTATGAACCACTTTTATCTATAATTCTTCCTTGTTTATTTCTTTTAACACCGGGAATACGTTCACTAGTATAAGATCCTTTTTTTGGTCCAAAAGTTTTTCCTGCTATTTTAATAGGCATACCATACTTTTTAGCAATTCTTATTGCTGCAGCTTGGCGTGCAGCATCTGTCATTGCCTTTTTATTTAATTCACGCATTTCTGATGCAAAAGTTTTTTCAACTTTTTTTTGTGGTTTTGTTTTAATACGTTTTTTTAGTTTATCTTTTGCTATAGATTTAATTTTATTTTTTAAATTTTTTTTAATTACGCTACTAACCATTATTTTTTCCTCTAGTTGTTGCAATCACAAGTATCTAAACTGTTACCACACGCACACATTTCTTCTTCTACTGCTTTGGCTGGCATTAACATGACACCACCCTTTGCTTCTACCTGCATCTTCTCTGTCTTAACAAGACCTGTACGATCTAAAAGTTCTTTTGCTGCAGCCATTTTATCACGTATGCCTAACTCAGTAGGATCATACAATGCACTTACCATAGCCATTGCAGCTTTAGGTACATTACGTGCCAGATAGCTGTGAGTTACATCAAGTATCTCTTCTTTAAGACTATTAGTAATCTCTGTGTTTGTAGTATTGGGTGAGTATCCAGCCATCTTCTTAGCGGTAGTAATGTCCCCACCTGCCTCGTCCATAAGGACCGCTAAAAACTTTTGTTGCCGTTCAGTTAACTCACGTGCCATATTACTTCCTTTTACATTAACTCAAAATGTGGACCGTCAATAAAGGGTCTACGTCCTTGGCTACGTCTAATATCAATGTACTTCATCATTGCATCTTCTGCAGTTCCGGGGTATGTACGAATGTCACCCTCTGACCATGCTGCACCCCACTTAACGGATGTGCCTAGTTCTTCCGCTGCCGCTTTCATTGCGTCACACAGATCATCATATACGTTTAGTTCCCATACACCTTTACCATCTACATATGCCATAAGGTCTACTGCTTTACCAATAAGGTGATTGGATTTCATAGTCTGTGATTTACCTGCCGCTACAAGTTTCTTTTGTTCTTCTTCTGTACGCATACCATAGATTACACCAAAGTCTACTTTAGTTAATTCAATTGCACGTTTTACAACTGCAACTAAGTCACTGTCTACACCTTCTAGTTTATCAAGGCTGCGTTGTGATAGTTTAAATGCCATTGTTATCCTCTCCTTGAAGCTACAAGAAACTGCATTTTAAGTTCCAGTTCTTTTATTTTTATTTCTAATTGTCTTACTCTCTCCACACTGTCCATTACGGTAGGGGGTGGTTCAAACTCATCTATCCAGTTATCGTTCTCTTCTACTTCTATTTGCATCATAGATATGTCATGCTCTATAAATGCAAGACGTTCCATAATACCAAAGTAAGCCCATACAGATATAGCTGTAGCTGCAACTAAAGCTAACAAGTTTTTTAATGGTATAGTAAACTCAGAACTTTCATTCAGTTTCGCCATTGTCTATTCCTATACATTGCACAGATATACCGTTATGTATAATCATAACTTGTGCTTTTTCCTTTTGTAACTCACACATCTTTCTAGTATCATACACGCCTAGTTGAAAATAATCAAGTGGCATACCAGAAGTAAGTTGCAGCCAAACTAGTACCCACATTACTTTTTACCAAAGAACTTAGATACTGACCTTATTCCTATGCTGGCACTTACAATTCCACCTAATGAGTACTGATACCATGCTGGCATAACCTCTAATGCTAGGAATCCACGCTGTACAATTTCATTTCCCCAATCACCACAAAAGGCTAAGATTAATGGGATAGAAAAAAGCAAAGTTATCCACTCATCTTTCCAGCTATTCTGTGTAGCCTTAATTGCCTCTATGTCCCAATCAATTTCACCAGT